TCTTATTCCATATCGCTACTACACTTCCAGAACCTGCAACATTAGTTAGTTTAAGCCCTGATACTTTCGGAATTAAACTACTTGGTATTGTTGATTGGTTCATCAATTCAATAGGTTGCGTTTGTGCCGGTGGTGTGCCTGTGTCGGCTGTATATATATCATCAAGGTATTCAACACATTCGATATCAAAAAATTGATTATTATTTTTAGGTGTAATCTTAGTAATAATTAAATCTTTTGCATAATTGTTTGTATTACCAAAATTATAAATAGTAGGATTTTTATAATTTAAATCTGTAATAAATGTAAAATCTGTAACATCGGTTGAAAGTATAGCTTCGTATTCTGTTGCTCCTTGCGTTACTTCATGTGGTCCTGATACAGCCCCGTTAGGTTTTTGAAACAACATATAAAAGGGGGAACTACCAGTAAAATCTAAAGGCTCATAAGTTGTAATTGTTGTACCACTTTTACTTTTAATTTGTCCGCCTTGCCCCCAGTTAGGTAAATCAAAACTAATTGCGACACGGTCATAAATTAATAAATTATGCCCAATCATTTCGGTTGAAAAATTAATTGTTTTTTTAAGTTTTAATAATTTTTTTTCTAAATACTGGCTTTCTCGCCATGCTTGTTCATAATTAACACAACCAAAAAAATCAACCTCTTGATACTTGGTTGCATTGCTATTGCTTTGTACTTGTGATGGCTCATAATTGTTATTTTCATCTATAAAATTAATTAAAATACCGTTAGGTGTATCTAAATCTGAAAAGGTGTAATTAATTTTAAATGAATCGGGTAAAATATTATTAGAATTAAACATTGCTTTTCGTGTGCTTTGTACTTCATCTCGAACAAAACTTAAAACTTCATTAAAATAGTATGGTTTACATCTTCCAACTCTCGCAATTTTAGAAATGGCTTCAAATATTGAACTTGAACTGTCAAAAATGCCGTCAAACGTATCTCCTCGACTTAACCAAGTCGTATCAAGACTTAATAATTTAGTTAAATCTAAATCGGCATAACTTCGATTACCCCCATAATATGACATCCACACATCTGCCAACGCCCAAGCAATAGACCGTGTTGCTGTTGGTGTTGACCACGTTGTACCGTTATATATATTTAATTTTCGTGTAGTTACGACTGACAAGTCATTCAATTCAAAATTGTTGTCTTCATTAGTGTTTGTGATCTCAACACTTAAAAGACTTTTATCGCCGTAGAATTTTATGTTTGGATATTTAACTTTTATTCTTTTTATTTTAACTTGATCGGATATTTCAGTCCAAAACCCTGCAAGTCCTCGGTCGTTATACAAAATACATTTATATTTAGAATACACATTATATTCTCGTGTTTGACCTTGAAATAATGAATTTTTTTGTAAATTATTAAAATATTCGCTTTTAGTTACAAATTCGTTGATTACTCGTCCGCCTGTGCTTACCCAACGACCAAAAGTTGATTGTATAGGTTGATAAGTATAATTTTTTAGAAAAATGACATTATGTGCTTTTATTGTTCCTGTTTTGGCTGTATTGAATGTAACAATTCCGTTAGTGTAATCAATTGAGCTTATATCTGAATTATCAATAGGCAACCCATTTTCTGAAAAATAAAAATCGTTGTTTATTGTTGGATTTTTAATTGTTGGAAAATTAATATTTGTTAAATCACTATTGTTTTTCCAGTCTCTGAAACTAGCTGACGCTTGATATTCCGTTGAACTGTTAGCTGATAAGGTAAGATCATAATATAGTTGATAATGAGTTGTTATTTCTGTACCGCTTGAATCAATTGGAACTAAATACCCTCCTGCATTAACAAAAGGATTAAAATCAGTATATATCGTACCATCTTTGTTATAAACACCTAATAATTGGGGGATATGCATATCTATTTCTATATTAAAATCATCATTATAGAAATTATCTATAATAAAGGTCTTTGTGTAAGTATTTTTTACAAAATAAGGTAAGGCAATATCATTACCACTAGAATCTTTGATATGATAAAAAGGATTAGTTTCAATATCGCTAGTTTTCCATATCGAAACGTTTTGCAATGTTGCCCCTGAACTTGCCCAAGCTGTAACATCTTTAAGCGTGATTACCGATTGAACAGTATTAACACCATCTTGTACAGTATCAATTTCATAAACCCCGTTATAATCTGTATTTGTTTCATGAAATATTCGTATTTCGTCATCTTCAATAAAATTGCGTGTAGCAAAGTAAAGTTTGTAATTTAATGGTGTTGCTGTGTTAAATGTAATTGTTTTAGCTGATTTATCAAATACAACGTCGTACGGTTCATATATTTGTGATCTACTTCCTGAATTGATATTAACATTTTGAATTTCTTTTAACGTTAAAACATTATCGTCAAAACGTGTAAAACTAGCGTTAGGAGTATGCAATACAGTTGATACATCTGTATTGTTTAATACACTAGTTTTGCCGAAAAAAATGTCATTTAATTCATGTTCCCCATGACCTAAACACAACAAATATCTTACTACTGCTGTATTGTTTGAGTGTCTGATATATGGTGCTGACGCTAAATCTGGATACCATTTTATTTTTCCGTATTGATTAGGTATAGTTTCGCCTAATCTTGCAATATTTGAACTTAATCTTGGGTCATAATTTTTTGATTTTTTTTGGTCTATATTATATAAGTTTTCTGGGAAATCTAACTCTGGTGCTTGAGCTGGTGAAAAAAAATTGACTACTGCTCCTATTGACTTTGTTCCGATATCGCCTTCGAGTTCTATAAAAATATTACAAATATCATTACCATTTAGTAAGTAATCATAATTTTCTTTATCAACAATTGTTCCGTTCAAAGTGATTTTTAATTTTTTATTTACATAATTTTTGCCAAAAAACGTTAATAAAAACGTATCTATTTTAATACTTTTAGTAAATTGATAATGACTTTTTACGTCCGTATTAAACGGATTTTCAAAAACATTAATTAATATATTTTCTGACATCGGTAAAATTCCATTTTTTTATATCCATTCATTTTTAATCGTTGTATGTCATTATACAACAAACCTATATTATTTAAAAAATGATAACATCCGTTATCTATCCAAATACCAACATGGTGCATTTTATTATTTTTTGAAAGTAATACAATGCAATTATCTTCTGGAACATCTATTTTTTGCCAACATTCAACGTTTTCTTTTTCGTTTTGTATCACATGAACAATAGATTTATATTTTTCAACGTTTACATAATCAATTTTAAAATCAAAATTAAATTTTTTTTTATAAAATTTTTTTACAAAATCAAAACAATCACTAGAACTTAAAAAATAAGTATCAAACAAATTAATATTTTTCATTTACTGATAATCAAATTTTGAAATGTATTATCATATTTAGCATTAGGAAATTTAGCATTATTTAAGTTTAAAAAAACTGCTTGTCCTGATATTGAAAAATTATCTACACTTACATTTTTGAGGTATAGCTTGGTGGGGTCTGCTTGTGGTGTTGTATTATCACTTGCTAAATATACCCTGTATATTAATTCAATAGGATTGTTATTTTCATCTAATGACGTGTTTTCGAGCATATCAACAAGCGTTGTATTAACTGCGTCAATATTAATATTAATGTATTGATTACCTTGTGAGTTTTTCGATGGTCCGTCAATAGTAAAACTGTATTTTTGAAATGTTGCCAAAGGTCCTCCATTTTCTAAATTAGCAACAAAATCATCGTTATTTTGTACGATATAATAAGGACTTGAAAACGTGGTGTGATTTAATTGCAACGTATGCAATATAATATCATTACCCGAACTTACATAATTTTCTTTTAAACTCTCCGTTGTCATATTTTTTAAATTAACCTAAATTAATTTTACCTGTTGGATTTATGCTTTTATGTAATTCTTGAATAGCTTTTAATAACAAAGGTATCATTTCGACATAAGATAAAGTTAAAGTCCCATCACTTCTTTTTTGTACTAAGCTTGGGAATATTTTTTCTACATCTTGAGCAATAAAACCAAAATAATCTTTTGTATCTTTTTCATTTTTGTAATTAAATTTTTTGCTTTCAATTTGTAATAATTTTGAAAAAATGTCATCTGGACATTTCTGTATATTTTTTTTCAATGTCTTGTCTGAAGTAGACACCAAACTGCCCGAGTAAGCTATCGAACCTGAAACATCTAAAGCATATGAGGGGCTATTGAGATTAACACCCACACGCTGACTCTGTTTTACAACTAAGACGGGACTTGCCCAAGTTGTGCCACCAGTTGATGTTGAAGGGGCTATTTCAAGCCCACCATCGACTACTGTTTGTGTCGTTACTCTCCAATTATAAGTACCACTTCCTCCGTCTGAATGCAAAAATAAACCATGATTATCATATCTACCAAACTTGGCAGATATTGAAGAATTTGCACTTGTAACATCAAACCTAGTTACGGGGGAAGTGTCTCCAATACCAACATTACCATTTCCGTTAATTGATAAATGCGGAGTAATTGAGTTTTGGTGATTAGCGTTTAATTCAAGCCTATTATCTGTAACTGCCCCACCAGCCCCAGCGTTAAAATAAATAGCTCCCTTGTTGCCTGTTGAACCGCCACTTGATACCGCTTCAAAAGCTATACAAGCGGATTCGCCATCAGTTGTGTTTTTTAATAAAAACTGAGATGTTCCGTTTGCTAGTGTATATGCACTTTCAATTTGCAATTTTGAGCTTGGACTTGCTGTCCCAATTCCGAC